CACGGCTTTACCGCATCCCGCCGCACATGATCGGCGATCTGGATCGGGCGACGTTCAGCAACATCGAGCAGCAGTCGCTGGAGTTCGTGATTTACACGATGATGCCGTGGTTCCGGGGATGGGAGCAGGAGATCTCGAGGTCGCTGCTGCTGGAGAGTGAGCGGACGACCTATTTCGCGGAGTTCTTAGTGGACAGCCTGCTGCGCGGAGACACGCCGAGCCGGTACGGGGCCTATCAGAACGCCATCCTGACGGGCTGGATGACGCGCAACGAGGCGCGTGAGCGAGAGAACATGAACGTGGACGATCCGGCATTGGACAAATACCTGGTGCCGCTGAACATGCAGCAATTGGGGAGCAGCCCGATAGCCCTGGGAGTGGCTGAGCGCCAGACGATCATCGATTCGGAAGGGCAAGCGCCAGGCTTGCCCCAACCGAGAGGCGGGATGGGCGAGGCGGTGCAGGAGTGGCCCAGCCTGTATGACGGAAACGGGAAGCGCTGATGGGGGCATTTCTGAGTATCGTCACGCGAACATTCAGGCGGCCGGTGGGCCTGGCGCGGTGCGTCGACAGCGTGGCGCGGCAGAGCGAGCCGGACATCGAGCACATCATCCTGCATGACTCCGTCGGGCGCGGGGTGGGCTGGTCTTACGAGAATCTGAGGAGCGCGCAGCCCGGCGGGGAGTATGTGTTCATTCTCGACGACGACGACTATCTGATTGATGAAGGTTTCGTCGCGGCATTGAAGCAGTTCGTCGTCGAGCATGAGCGGCCCGAGATCGTTTTTGTGGGGATGGATGTCCAGGGCCGGATCTTGCCGGAATGGTCGGAGGGGTTGCGGCTGGGCGACATCGCGGTGAGCTGCTTCGCGCTGCGCCGGGATGTGTGGCTGGAGCACGCGGGAGATTTCAGCGGGGATTACGGCGGTGATTTTCATTTCATCGATGCGGTCTATGGCTGTGAGCGGCAACACACGTCGGCCAGGCTGGAGCGAGTTGTGTCGCGCGTGGATCGGGTGAGTTATGGAGAGCCGGAAAATATCTATCCTGCTGCCGAGCGCTTATCGGGCGCAGCAGTTGCGCAGGGCAGTTGAATTGATACGGGAAACGACGCCGCAGCCGGTTGAGATACTGGTCAGCGTGGTCGAGGATGACAGGATGAGCCAGGAGGCCATCCGAGGGATGCCGATACCGAGGCATATACGCACGGTGGATGAGTACGAGCGGGGTGCGGTGTATGCCTGGAATTTGCTCATGAGATTGGCGACGGGTGACGTGCTGGCGCTGTGGGCGGATGACCTGCTGCCGTACTCGGGGTGGTCGGATGCCGCGCTGGATGCGCTGGACGAGATGGGCGGGCACGGCGTGGTCGGATTCAACGACCTGGCGAGCGACGGCGAGGAGTATGCGGCTCACTGGCTGGCCGACAGGCGCTTTGTCGAGGAGCATTTGGGCGGCGTGATGTATCCCGCGGTGTACAAATCATGGTGGGCGGACCGGGAAGTGACGGACATTGCCAAGAGCCTTGGCTGTTATCGGTGGTGTCGAGAGGCAGTAGTCGAGCACTTGAATTATACGTTCGGGAAATCTGCAGCGGATAAGACGTATTTGGATGCGGCCATGAACTACGAGGCGGATCGGGCAGTTTACGAGCAGCGCAAGGCTGTGGGATTTTCACTGGAAGGGAGGGACTGATGCCAGCATTTAGATCGCATTCAACAGACACGGTGGATGTGGCCTGGGACGCAGGGGAGATGCGCACACGGGTGCGCGAGGGCGAGAAGCGGGAGTATTACGCGAAGATTTTCGCATGGTACGACCCGGATCTCGACGAGGGCAACAAGGGGACGTACAAATTCATTCACCACATGGTCGAGACGAACGGCGATCCGGGCGCGGCGAATGTCAAGGCATGCCAGAGCGCGATCGGCGTGCTGAATGGCGCTAGGGGCGGGACGAAGATCCCGGATGCCGACCGGCAAGGCGTGTGGGATCACGTGGCGAAGCATCTGCGCGACGCGGGGCTGGAGCCGGCGGAACTGAACGAGAGTGCGGCGCTCGAACTGGCGGCTGTGAGCCAGGTCGATTTGAGGCTGCCGGAGATGATGAAGCAGGTACGCGATGAGGCATGGGCCATCCTGCCCACAGCGCTGCAGGCGATGCTGGCGCGCCCAATCGCCCAGCACGTAGCGACCGATGCGCTATTGGCCGTGACCCGGCCGGGGCCCAAGGCCGGCCGCGTGGCGCGGGTGCCGGTGCTGGGACCGATCAGCCGGCGCGAGTCGTTCTGGTCGATGTTTTTCGGCGGAACGTCAGTCGAAGGGCTTATCAAGACGCTGCGCGAGGTTGAGGCGGATAGCTCGATTAGCACGGTGCTGCTGGACATCGACTCGCCGGGCGGGACGGTCAGCGGTATCCCGGAATTGGCGGGAGAGGTGCGGCGTCTGGCCGGGCGCAAACACGTTGTGGCGCTGGCGAACAGCCTGACGGCATCGGCGGCATATTGGCTGGCCAGCCAGGCGGACGAGATTGTCGCCGCGCCGGAAGCCCTGGTTGGCTCAGTGGGCGTGTTCGCCGTGCACGAGGACTGGTCGAAGGTGTGGGAGCAGGCCGGCTTGAAGCTGACGTATATCACGGCCGGCAAGTACAAGGTCGAAGGGAATTTCGACGAACCCCTGAGCGATGAGGCGCGGGCGCACATCCAAGGCATCGTGGACGATGCTTACAGTCTGTTCGTGTCCGACGTGGCAAAAGGCCGGGGCGTCAGCGCCGAGACGGTGCGCGCAGATTATGGCGAGGGGCGGGTGCTGACGGCGAAGGACGCGAAGGCGGTGGGCATGGTGGATCGAGTAGCCGGGCTTGAGGAGACGATTCGGCGGCTGACAGGCATCAAGAGCAAAGCCGACGCCCCTGCCCTGGCGCAAGGGGATAACACTGCGAGCGACGGCAGTCGCGGCCTGCTGGAGAACCAGCGCCGCAGGCTTGAGATTGCCGAGAGGTTCCTATTTTGGCAGCCCGATCGGGCTGCCCAAGCCAGTGACAAGGAGATGAAGAGATGAACGTGCGCGAGCTGATGGATCGACGCGCGGGGCTTATCGGTCAGGCCCGCGCATTGGTGGATGGGGCCGATACGGAAGGGCGCGGGCTGAACGCCGACGAAACCGCGCAATACGACGCGCTCATGGCGCAGATCAACGACATGGAAGCCGACATCGCGCGGCGGCAGGCGCTGGAGCAGCGCGAGGCGGCGCTGCTGACCTCGGCGCGGAAGACCGCCGGCATCGCCGGGGGCGGCGATGCCGATCAGCGCAGGCGTGACGAGGCGCGGGCAATCGGTCTGTATCTGCGCACGGCGGACCTGCGCCCGCTGATGGAGCTGCGCGCCGCCAGCAACGACACCGACATGAACATCACCACGGCGGCGGATGGCGGCTACGCCGTGCCGACCGGGCACTATCAGGGCATCATCGCCAAACGCAACGAGGCGGCACTGTTTGGGCCGCTGGGCGTGATGCCTATCCCGGGTAAGGGCACCACGGTGAATGTGCCGATCGAGAGCGGGTCGGCAAATGTGTTCGTGAGCACGGACGAGGTCGGCACATTCGATCGGGATGCGCCCGTGCTCGGCACTGCAGCTATGACGCTGGTCAAATTCACGAAAGACGTGGAGCTGACCGACGAGCTGCTGGCAGACGAGGACTCGAACCTAGTTGCGTTTCTGGACGACTACGTGGGGCGCGCGCTGGCACTGACGCACAACAGTGCGCTGGTCACCGAGGTGCTGGCGAACGGCACGTCGGTGACGCTGACCGCCACGACGGCCGACGAAGCGGACCCGGCGAAGGTCATATACGCGCTGGCGGGCGAGCATTCCAACGGGGCGAAGTGGCTCATGCGGCGGGCGACCGAGGGAGCGTACCGCGCGCTGACGGGTAGCCCGTTCCTGTTCGCTCCGGTGCCGGGAACGCTGACCGGACTGAACGACCCGCTGTGGAACGCGCCGGTTTTCTACTCGTCCTATGTCCCGGCTATCGCCGGCGGGGCCAAGTCGATGATCTACGGCGATTGGGGCGTGGTCGGGATGCGCCAGGGGGAACTGACCTTCCTGCGCGATCCGTTCAGCCTGGCCGCGAAGGGCAAGGTGGTGTTGCACTACTACACGCGGATCGTGTATAAGGTGCTGAACGCAGCGGCGATCCTGTACGGGACGCATCCGACGGCGTAACGGCGGATTCGGGGAATTCTCGGATCGGAGGGCAAGCGCGAGGCTTGCCCCAACGACGGGGCAGACGACGGCTCGGAGGCGGGGATGCGACTGATGATTTTCACGCCGACGTGGCTCACGGAGGCCGGAGAGGAGGCGATTCATCCGGCCTGCCGTGAGTCGATCGAGGCGCAGCGGATCGACGGGCGCGTGGCATGGGTGGTCGGACGGGACAATCCGCATCCGATCCCGGATCACCGCAACGTGTTGCATCAGTATCGCTTGGCGCGCGAGATATTCCTGGCGGGCGAGGACGATGCGCTGCTGACGGTCGAGCACGACCATGCGCTGCCGGACCCGGGCGCGGTGCAGCGGATGCTGGAGACGCCGGGGGATGTGGTGTACGCGCCGTACCTGCTGCGGCACGGCCGGCCGGTGCTGAGCACGTGGCAGTATATCAACAATCGCAATCTGGGTATGAGCCTGGCGCTGTATCCGCGCGAGCTCGAGCAGGCGCGGCGGGCGGTGGTATGGCGCATCTGCGGCGCGGGCTTCGGCTGCACGCTGTTTCGGCGGCGTGTGCTGGAGCGGGTCGAGTTCGCGCCGAGCGGAGAGAACAATCCGAGTCCTGACCTGGGGTTCGCTGAGGCGGCGCTGCGAGCGGGGTTCGTGAGCTATGGGCGCTTCGACGCGCCGGTGGCGCACTACGCGCGAGGCAGGTGGCTCGATCCTTTCGAGGTCTTCGATATGAGCAAATACATTGCCAATCAGAACGTGAATGTGATGGCGGCGGGCCGGTTCATTCGCCTGAAGGTAGGCGAGATGGTCGAGCTGTCGGAGGAAGAGGCGAACGACCTGATCCGCGTGGGCTATGTAGACGCCATCGGGATAAAGGTCGAGGACGAGAGGCCGCCGGAAGCGAGCGAACGGCGGATACGGGGAAGTGACGGATCGGATGCGAAACGGCCACGGCGGCGCAACCGAGAGGCGACACTGCGGGAGGACTAGATGGCCGTGAAAATCGTCACGCCGCCGGCGTTAGAGCCGGTCACGTTGGGAGAGGCGCGGCTGCATTGCCGCGTCGACGTGGAGGACGACGACGACCTGTTGCTGCGGCTGATCATGACGGCGCGGGAGTATGCTGAGCAGCGGGAATGGCGGGCTTACCTGACGCAGACGCTGGATCTGTATCTGGACTGCTGGCCGGCCCGGGATGAGATCCGGCTGCCCAGGCCGCCACTGCAGAGCATCACGTCGGTCAAGTATTACGACGAGGACGACGTGGAGTACACGCTGGCGAGCACGACGTATCTGGTGGATAGCGTGAGCCAGCCCGGGCGGCTGGTGTTGAAGTCGGGGCAGTCG